CTTACCATCAGTTCCTGTAACTGCAAGCTTACGAGACTCAGTCATGGTTGTACTCGTACCGTAAGCGCCACAATTAAGGACCTTCATATTTGAAGTTCCAAAGCTCTTATGAACTCTTGTAAAACCAGAACCAACAAGGTCATAATGACCACCTGTTGCTGTGGAACCAGAGCGCACACCCTTACCAGTGGGCATGTTATAGATTGATTGTCCTGACTTATATGTGTTACCATATGTACCGTCAGTTCCATTAGATGAATCACCACCGACAGATGAACCGTAGGTGTAATCCAGATAGAAAAGCAGTCCTGAGGGGAGGCTCATGGGCTGGATAGAAACCAGATCATTAGCAACAAGGCCACCAAAAACGCGACGAACAATCGGGAAAGCAATATTGGTGAAACCACGAAGGTCACCTGATGCTGACGGGCTTGAACCACCCGATCCCGCTGAGCTAGCTTCACGAAGAAGCTGCGCAGCCTGGTTTTCAAGAAGAGTTGACATGTTTTCTCTGGACTGATTTTCAAGTCCACGAAGAAGACCTGTACGGCTCCACTTCTCAACCAAACGCTTGTTATTCGCGCCAACATGGCGCTGCCTAATTCCTTCAGTTAACTGCTCTAGTGTAAAGTTTTTTGACATTTTTTTACTCCTTTATAAGCATGTTGAATTAGTCTTTTTCACTTAAACCGGCCAATGTGGCCCAGCGATCTACTTCTGTGGATGCGGTGCGACGCGGAGACGCCCTTCTTATCACCCTAGATGAAGATCCAAGTGTCTTCCTCACTGTCGATTCTGACAGAGTTTTAGACTTTGAGATAGAACCTATTAAGCTCTTATAGAGAAGCTGAACTTCTCTCAAGCTCTTTGCCTTATCGATAGACTCAATAATTGAGCGTCTCTGTCCTGTTGTAACACCCTTGTTTTGCAAGAGCTTATTTACATACAGTAGTTTGGCATTGAACAGGTTCATCTCGGTCAACTGCTTACGAAGAGATTTTGTAGCTCTTCTGTATTCTGCAAGCTGCCCGCGGAGGACTCGATTGTTGCGGCCCTCTTTTAAATTTTCTTTTCCAGCACCTTGAGCAAGTTCATATGTTTCTTGCATGGTCCTTTCCCATCTCTTATTAAGAGACTTAATCTTTGTTAGTGACTCAGCCTTGAGCGCAGATTTGATTTTTCGAATCTCGCGTCTTAGATCGGCCTCACTAATTGTAATCATTTTTGACTCAAAAAGGTCGTCGGTGTCCACATCACCTTCTTCGTCTTCAGGAGCCTCTTCAGCATCGGCGGGTTCTTCATCTTCGAGACCGAGATCATCTTCTTCAGATTCTCCCTCCTCATCTCCCTCTTCGTCTGCAACTTCAACAGAAACATTACCATCCCACTCATCCGGAAGATCAACATCATCACCGAGATCAAGCTCCATACGAAGAATAGCCTCAGCTAATTCTTCGAGACCGAGCTCATCGATGGATTCATCTCCCATAATATCTAAGCCCTCGCCGTCGACGTCTTCGTCGTCGCCGTCGTCGTCACCAGCCTCAAGCATGGAAATAATTTCCTCAAGTGAGTATTCGTCTGCATCTGTGTCAGCGGCTTCTACTAGAAGGTCGTCATCCAGGTCTATCTCAAGGTAATCACCTCGGGTATTTCTTGCCATTGTTTTCTCCTTAGTGGTAGTATCTACCCTTTTAATTAGGCCAAGTAACGCTTGTTTTTGTGAAGACTCTGTAACAAGACCCATAAGCGCATCAATTTCAGACTCAGAAAGCTCTACATCAGAGCCAGATGAGTTATTACCAAGCATTTCAGAAACCAAGCCTTCCATGACGAATTCCTCATCATTGTTGGATGATGCATCGCCGATCAACTGGCCTTCAATAAAGCTCTTTATCTTAGGTGTAACAGCTTCAATTATTGCGTTTTTTGCATTTTGCTCTGCTAACTCTCTAAGTTGCTTTGCTTCAGCGATTGCTTCTTCATAAAGCTTTGTAGACATATTGCCCTCGTGTTATCATCTTTAATTATCTCCCTAATCAGGAAATTTCTAACAAGATTTAATTATTCCTTGTTATATATTAAACTATTCCCTGTTTTGTGTTGACAGAATGTCTCTTACCATCTTTCTAACTCTTAGTACAACTCTTCGGTCAGAATCTACAATATCACCAAGATGATATATTCTTTCACCATCATCAAAATCTTCTTTAGGAGCCTTAGAGTTTCCCTGTAAAGAGCCGGGATCTCTTACTCTTATTTTTCCAGGGCCGGTTGTATACGCTGTAGGAGACATAGAAGTACCGCCTAGAGCAGGACCCCTATTTTTCTTAGGGTATAGAACTGAAGCTGGAAAAGGAGCCATATTGGTAGATCCACTCTTTCTTGATTTTCCCATTATTCCGGGAAGTGCCTCTGCAATTCCACCCTGGAAAGTTCTATTATTGCCGCCACCCAGAGATGTATCTCTGCTTTTTGCACCTGGATCGTTTTTAAATTTCATTCCACCAATTCGTGATTGAATCTTATCAACAAGTTTAGGATTATTTGCAAACATATCTTCTATACTTTTTTTAACATCTTCGGAATCATCTTCTGATTCTACATCAAATTTTAATTCAATATACGGAAAAGATGATGCGGCAGTTTGCATCTTTCCAGCGCCGCCAGAATAATCACCTCTTGAT